GTTTTAACGAACAAGGCACGGGCAAAACCGCATCCGTGATATGGGCGGCAGACTATTTGATGAAGTTAGGTTTTATACGAAGAGTGCTTGTGGTATGCCCGTTGTCTATCATGCAGTCGGCATGGCAAGACGATTTATTTAAGTTTGCTATGCATCGTTCATGCGATGTGGCATACGGCGTTCCTGAGAAACGCAAAAGAATTATCAACGGTCATGCAGAGTTTGTAATCATAAACTTTGATGGTGTAGAGATTGTGGCTGATGATATCAACGCAAACGAGTTTGACCTCATAGTAATTGATGAGGCGAACGCCTACAAGAATGTAAGCACCAAGCGATTTAAAGTCATGCAAAAACTTATTGCATCTGAGCGATGGCTATGGATGCTGACAGGCACACCCGCATCTCAGTCTCCTGAAGACGCATACGGATTGGCTAAACTCGTATGCCCTGACCGAGTACCTAAGTTTTCCGGTTCATGGCGGGATAGGGTCATGTGGAAAGTGTCACAGTTTCGATGGCTACCTAGGGAAAACGCTAGTGCCATAGTGCACGATGCCCTACAACCCGCAATCCGTTTCACCAAGAAAGAGTGCCTTGACCTTCCGGAGATGACATACGAAACCCGAGAGATACCACTTACCAAACAACAGGAGCGCTACTATCAACAGATGAAGAAGCAAGCCCTGATGATAGCGGCGGGTGAAGAAGTATCGGGCGTAAATGCGGCGGCTATCCTAAACAAATTGCTACAAATTTCTGCAGGCGCAGTCTACTCAGACTCCGGAGAAGTAGTACAGTTTGATTGCTCCAACCGCTTATCAGAACTTGATGATGTCATAAGCGAGACCAGTGACAAAGTCCTCATTTTTGTCCCGTTCAAGCACGCAATTCATATTGTTTCAGACTTTTTAACCGACAAAGGCTACTCCAACGAAATTATTAACGGGGAAGTGTCCGCCAAAGCACGAACCGATATCTTTCGGCGGTTCCAAAGTGAAGCATCTCCAAAAGTTTTAGTGATACAACCACAAGCGGCGTCGCATGGTGTTACATTGACAGCAGCGAGCACCATCATATGGTTCGGTCCTACAACAAGTTTAGAGACATATCTACAAGCAAACTCGCGTGCACATCGACAGGGACAACACAACCCCGTTACGGTTATTCACTTACAGGGTTCTCCCGCAGAGCAACGCATTTATAGAATGCTTCAATCGAAACTAGATATCCATAGCCAAATAATTTCACTTTATCAGGATCTAACTACTTGACAATGTCAAATCTAGGTTTTAGTATTGATGAAAATAAAAAGAAAGGATACACACCATGAGTAACGAAGTAGAGGAAAAAGAAGTAGAAACAACGCAAGACCCTTCTATTGAGCAGATGGTCAAGGTATACGTCAAGATACGCGATCATCTACGGCAACTGCAATCGGAGTTTGCTGAAAAAGAAGAAGCCATTAAATCTCAATTAGAAACAATCTCAAATCATTTTCTAGATAAGTGCAAAGAGATTGGCGCAAAAAACATAAAGACAAAACACGGCACAATTATTCGTTCCGTTAAAACCGAATACTCAACTAGCGATTGGGAATCGTTGCATGAGTATATTGATGAGCATAAATTGTATGACATTTTACATAGGCGCATCAATCAAACTAACCTAAAAGCATGGCTAGAAGAACACCCAACGCTAATGCCCAAAGGTATGAACGTAGTAAATTCTTATTCAATCACTGTGAGGAGAAGTAAATGAGTGACATCACTTTATTCAACGGCAATAATGTTCCCGACCATATTCGTAATCGTCAGATTGACGACGTAACCGCATCACTTGCGGGTGGTGGTGGAGTCAAGCGTATTTCCATTCGTGGGAAAGTATTTCGTCTTATGGATGGTGGGCAACAGATTGCGGTCAACGAAGACCGTGCAATGAACGTAGTCGTAGTAAATGCCGCGCCACACGTTTCGCGTACATTCTATGAGGGTACATATGAAGAAGGAAAGAACGTTCCCCCCGACTGCTGGAGTGCTGACGGTGTTAGTCCCGCCAGCAATGCTCAGAATCCACAAGCGGCGAGTTGCGCGGATTGTCCACAAAATATCAAGGGATCGGGTCAAGGTGATTCGCGTGCGTGCCGTTTCTCACAAAGACTTGCTATCGTCTTAGAGAACGACATTGGCGGTGATGTATACCAACTAACTCTGCCATCGCAGTCTATTTTTGGTAAGCCTGAAGGTGATCGTATGCCTATGCAAGCGTATGCCAAATATCTTAAAGCACAGCGCACAGCGATTACCGCCGTTGTAACTGAGGCTAAGTTTGATATCAATTCTTCTACTCCACGGTTAACTTTTAAAGCCATTCGTTGGTTGAATGAAGAAGAACTTGATAACGCAATCAAGCAAAGCAAGTCCCCTGCCTCTGTACAAGCAATTACCATGACTGTGGCTCAAGTAGATAAAGTCGAAGAAGCATCTGCACCCGCACCGAAAGCAGAAGTCAAAGCCGCTAAAGTAGATGTGGCTACTTCTGAACCAACAAAACGGGAGTCAAAGAAACCTGCAGTTGAAGCAAAGCAGGAACTAAGTGACGTGCTTGCACAGTGGGCAGATGACTAATCAACTTAAGGGTGCGGGGGGTGATCCCCCGCTTACGGCTATGGATATTGGATATACAAAGAGACTTGTTGACCGCATAAAGGAACAAGACACTTCGTTGCCGTGGGTACAACTCGGGTTGATTTGCGCAGAGCGTGAAATTCCTGTGTCCCATGTATCGGAGTTTTTTGGAGTCACACGACAGACTGTTTACAATTGGTTCTTAAACGAGACTAAACCTCAAGAGCGATACTTAAACAAGATTAGAGAAGCAATAGAAAAACTTCGTAAAAAATCTTTTTAAGTGACGCGACATGAACCGACAATTCTTACAGGCTGTTACTGCCGAGGGTGGCTATTACGCTATCGTTGGCATGACCAAAGGCAAACTGCGTGAGCAGATATTTGTCGAGACACTTGATGAAGTAGAAGCGACAGTCGCAGACTTAGCATCGAAAAATCGGGATATCTTTTTTGGGTTGGCAAAATTTGCTACTCCCAAGGAACGCACTCGCACAAACGCTACTCAAGTAAAAGCCTTGTGGTTAGATTTAGATTGTGGTGCAGGGAAGCCTTACGAAACTAGAGAAGATGCAATTGCAGATCTTGGTAGGTTCTGTAAAGAGTTGGGTATGCCAAAACCAACTATTGTTAACTCCGGTGGTGGGGTTCATGTGTACTGGCCTTTGGATGAAGCCGTGCCTATCGACAGATGGAGTCGTGTGGCGGAGTCATTGAAAGCCAAGTGTGTACAACATGACTTAAAGGCTGACCCTGCGGTTACGGCTGATGCCGCTAGGATTTTACGAATCCCCGGTACGTTTAACCATAAGACTGACGAACCACGACCCGTTGATATTATTCTTGAAGGCAAACCGCGCCGATTAGAAGACCTGATTGCTAGGGTGGGGGAAGTTATACCTCTTGCACCCAAAGTACGTCGCCCTATGGATGCCATAACCAAGGCACTGATGGGCAACTACATCAACAAGTTTTCCACAATCAAGAAAAAGATTGATGAAGATAAAGGATGCTTACAAATAAAGCATTGCATTGAGAATCAAGCAACGCTAGATGAGCCTATGTGGCGTGCCGTATTGTCTATTGCTACATTTTGTGACGATGAAGAAACCGCTATCCATGAAGTATCTAAAGACCATCCACAGTACACACCGGAGTCAACCGAAGAAAAAGTAATACATATAAAAGGACCTTACACCTGTGCAACCTTTGACAAGTTGAGGAGTGGTGGGTGTGAAGGGTGTATCCATCGGGGCAACATAACTTCTCCTATTCAGATTGGCGCTGAGATTGCGCGGGCAACCGAAGGAGACAACGAAGTTGTTCAGAAGAGTGAAATTTTTCAAGAAGAAATAACATTCAAAATACCGTCGCTTCCGTTCCCATACTTCCGGGGCAAGAACGGTGGTATCTACCGAGAAGCCTTTGGTGATGAAGAAGAACCTACGATGGTGTACGAGAACGACCTGTATTTAGTTAAGCGGGTTATGGATGGGGAAGAAGGCGAGTCATTGAGTATGCGGCTACATTTGCCAAAAGACGGGGTACGAGAATTTACATTGTCCCTGACTGAGGCGCTATCTAAAGATGCTTGTCGCAACGCGTTGGCAAAACAAGGTGTAGTGGCTCTGTCTGGCAAGCCAATGGATGCAATTATGGCTTACATAGCCCGATCAACTAAGGAGATGCAAATGACTCAACCGTCAGAAACCGCTAGTGTCAGATTTGGATGGGGCGATGATGACGACAAATTTATATTAGGTGAGCGAGAGATTGACCTCACGGGCGCTATGACGTTTTGCCCTCCGTCTGTGGTAACCCGAAATACTGCACCCCTGTTACGCAAGCGTGGCGACCTTGATCAATGGAAGAAAGTATTTAACGTATATGCTGAAGAAGGTATGGAAGCCAACGCCTTTGGTGCTCTATGCGCTTTCGGTGCGCCGTTATTTAAGTTTACTAACCACAAAGGACTGCTGATTAACTACGTATCTAAAGAGTCCGGTACGGGCAAGTCAACTATTTTACGTATGTGCAACAGTGTGTACGGGCATCCTGATAAATTAATGCTTCACGCAGAAGATACCAAACTGTCTCGTCTACACCGCTTTGGAGTCATGGCACACCTACCCGTGACCATTGACGAGATTACGAACATGAAGCCCGAGGACTTTTCCGACCTAGCCTACGCTATTACTCTTGGGCGACCACGTAATCGGATGCAGTCTCAGGTTAATGCCGAGCGCCTTAATTCTGCTGAATGGGCAACCATCATGCTATCTAGTAGTAACGCATCTTTCTACGAGAAGATGCAACAGATCAAGCAGATGCCTGAAGGTGAGTTGATGCGGGTGTTTGAAGTTAAGGTATTTGGCAACCACAAGATGGACAAGGGGCAGGCTGATGAGACTTTCTCTCTAATGTTTGATAACTACGGCATGGCAGGGGAAATTTACATACGGCACTTATTACCAAATCTGTCGTCTGTGTTGGACTTTATGCAGAAGACTCAGACTCAATTTGATAAAGAGATTGCCGCCACTACGAAGGAACGGTACTGGTCATCGGGAGTGGCAAGCATTCTTACGGGTGGTCACGTTGCCCAACAGTTAGGGTTACACGACTACAACTTGAAGCGTATATATGAGTGGGCGGCTGACATGGTGATGTACTCCCGTGCTGATGTCGAAAGCCTAAAACTAGACCATGACATGATCCTTGCCGACTTTATACGGGGACATATCAATAACATTTTGATTATTGAAGACGGTATCGACAAGCGGTTAGGAATGGCTAAACCTGCTATACGAGAACCACAGAAAGAGTTAAAGATCCGCCACGAACCGGATACCAACCACACCTATATACCCGTAGAAGACCTGCGTAATTGGTGTGCTCAACGACAACTGTATTACAAGGATTTGATAACAGATTTAAAAGCCAAAGGAATCTATGTAAAGGCAGAGAAGAAGCGCCTTGGAAAAGGTACGGAGATACCTACACCGCCTTCGTATTGCGTTGTGTTGGATGCAAGTCGTGGGCATTTCATTGATATCTTAGATACTGCACCACCCCCACAACAAGATTAAAATTAAAGGAGAACACCATGTGGAAAGCCGCACCCGAAAAAGAACCTAAGTCTGACACTCCAAAAGATGTAGTTAATCATCCACCACACTACATGGTGGGTGGAATCGAAACCATTGATTACATGAAAGCCAAGTCTACTTCCGAAGAGTTTAGGGGGCACTTGCGGTTAACTGCACTTAAATATCTTAGCCGTGGCCCATACAAAGAAAATATGCTTGAGGATTACAAAAAGGCTCAGTGGTACTTAAACCATTTAGTAAAGGAAATGGAAGGAGCATAACAAATGTTGTACTTACTAGACTATAAGGCACAAGGCGTTGCTCACCGTAGGCTTTTAGCGGCGGTTGTAGGTATGGCAATTCAGGATGCTCAAGCAAAACCTCGTAAACTTTATACAAGCAGAAAACTAATACCTACGGATGAAGCGTTATCTGCTATTGATTTTTTATTTCGCACTGCAGACGGGTACTTAAGTCTTTTGGATATAGATCCGGGGCACTTTCGCAAGAACTTATTAAACCTTATGTTTGATATGAACAGGAAGATTAGGCAGTTTGAACCGATAGGGCGTCGGAACTTTAGATACAACTACCAATGGATGTATAACAAACAAAACGCAGTAGACCTAACTAGAATTTACGAAGAAGATATGACTAAACTAGAAGAGGATAAAAAATAATGAAAAAACTAATCGCGGAGAAGAACAGTGGCAGTTGAGATGACCGACTTTGAGCAGGGGGTATGGGACTATCTGTGCTCACATAAGAAAACCCCCGTTCAGGCAAAGACGATTGCGAAGGCATGGATCGTGAGCGAAAACAGAGTAGCCCGTACGTTAAATAGATTTGTTGAAAACGGTATTGCGGATTTAATACGTATGGGCGCCAAGAAGTTTTATAGGGTGAAAGAATGACTAAAGAATACGAATTTACACAAGATTGGTTTAAATGGGGGCCACCTTTGTTTCGCGCCGCATTTGAAATTATTCCCGCCAAGCGTAGGTTTTTAGAAATTGGTTCTTATGAAGGGCGAAGTACTGTATGGCTTATTGAAAACGGATTAGACCCGGGCGGCATAATTACTTGTATTGATACTTGGCAAGGTGGGGAAGAACACGATCCTAAAACTATGTGGGATGTAGAACAACGCTTCCACGAAAATATCCGCAAGGTACAAACTCTAGATTTAACCAAGAAAGTTAACGTTTATAAACAAACATCTACAAAGGGATTGGCACATTTAATATGGAATATGCCGTCGCCTTTAGAACTGATGGATCTAATCTATATTGATGGATCCCATCAAGCACCCGATGTACTGACGGATGCGTGCATGGCATGGCAAACACTCAAAGTAGGCGGAATTATTGTATTTGACGACTATGCATGGGGTATTGACTATCCTGTATTACACAAGCCTAAGATTGCAATTGATATGTTTACAAACATTTACCATGACAAACTACGGGTTGTTTATTTAGGGTATCAATTGGCTGTTCAAAAACTAAAGGATTAAAAATGACAGAAGAAAAACGACCGAGCATTATGATTGCTACCCCGATGTATGGGGGTATGTGTACTGGGCACTATGTATCAGGATTATTAGGAACCCTTAACAAAATGCGTCAGGTCAATGTGCCTGTGTATTGGGCGCAGATCATGAACGAGAGTTTGATTACCCGTGCCCGTAACGAGTTAGCCCGTTTGTTTCTTGAGAAAGAGATGGACTATCTGATGTTTGTAGATGCAGACATATCTTTTGATGGTCATGCCATAGCCACATTACTTGCGGCTGATCGGGACATTGCCTGCGGTATCTACCCCAAGAAAGAGGTTGACTGGCTCAAGGTTGGTGAGGCGGCTAAAGCAGGGAAAGATAACCTACAAGACTACGGCGGTGCATTCGTCATGAACATGGTGGGCGAGGGCAAGCAAGAAACCGACAACGACGGGATGATCGAGGTGCGTCATGGCGGTACAGGGTTCATGCTGATCAAGCGACAGGTATTCTTAGACCTGATGCCTCATGTACCCACTTATCGAACGTCAACGTTTAAAGACCCAAAGACCGGCGAGTATGTTAAGCCATTGACTCATGAGTTCTTTGCCACAAGCATTGACCATACCGGGGCACTGCTGTCTGAGGACTACCACTTCTGCGATCTGTGGCGCAAGCAGGGCGGGAAGATCTACGCTAACCCGTTCATCAAACTTCAGCACGTTGGAACCTATGTATTCGGGGGTGACATTCTTAGATCAGGCGGTAATCTGAAATAAATGGACATACTTATTCTTGACGGGGCTAGGTTTGAATTAGATTGGGACTCGCTACGAAAACCCCCAAAATCTATTTTTGTGCCCTGTTTAGACACTGAGTTTGCTAAGAACGCCCTCGAAACCGAGTTTAAGTATCATGGGATACAACAGTTTGATATGCGTGTGAGGATTGAGCGCGGCGTCCTGGGAATCAGGGTGTGGACTTTATAAATATGTTGGGGTAGGATTGCCCTTGAGTGGTGCTCCTCCTCGCATCTCTCATGGTGTTTACTCCTTCACATGGGATAACCCCCGGCCTAAAAACCGGGGGCTTTTTTACGGTGCAATGATTCCGCTAAGGTATGGGCGCAGACTTTTCTCAATATACACCCCACCTAGCATTTCCTGAGAACGTTTTTGGAAGGCTTTGATAGACTGCATAAGTTGGTCGGGCTTGATTTCAAAACCGGGGTACTTAGCATTGTGTTTATCTAGAAGTTCCAAAGCATCGTCGTACCCTTCAGTATCGCCAACATCTAGTGCCAAGTTTGCTAGTGCGTAAACCTTTTGCTTAGAACGCTGGGCATCCGTTTGGAACTTCATAGCCACATTAGCCTTTTCTTGCTTAGTCGCTATTTCTAACGGAGCAAAACCAAAGGCTTGAAGCGCAGAATCGTAACCGGAAACATTGTCTACAATCGGATCGCCGCGCAAGGTACGTGCGCCTTCTTCCGTAAACCGGTACGCTTTGGCAAAGTTTTTAAGAACAGAAGGCGACATGGTTTCAAGTCCACGGTAAACTTTGCCGTCATTAATTTGGTCGATTCCACGGCCTATGTTAAGGAACATACCGCCTACGGGGCCAGTAGCAACCTTCATGGCATCCATAATTGCGCCCTCAGAGTCGTCTGCCTTAGATGCGCCAGCCCCAATTCCGGGGAAGAAACCTAGTAGCGGCATATCTCTAAAGCCAGTACGGGATGCAATGTTTGCTCCGGTAAGAGAGCCGGGGATACCAGAGACTAAGAACTCTGGAAGGGTTTCCCTAACACTAGTTGTGAAGTCATAGTATGGGTCATCGTCATCACCGATGGCGTTCATTACAAATTCAACCATCCAGTAGAACGGCATACCAACTACACCTGACATGGCGGCTGAAGTACCAAGCAACCCAGCCAATCGATTGCGTGCTAATGCACGTTCTTCAGGCGTAAAGTTGTTACGATTCATAACAATCTGTAAATTACGGCCGTACAAATAGAGCATCATTTGTAAGAACTTCTTGAACATAAGCAACACTTTAGCAGCAGGGTGCTTAAACACCCGTGGTGCATTCATGTCCGAGTAATCGCCTTGGGTTTCTACCACCGCATCGTTTGCGGCTTGGATGGCTTTGTCATAGTTCTTGGAGCGGTTGTACTCTAATCGAAACGCTGCTAATGCAGTTATTTCACGGTTAAACCGTTCTGCATTTTGGAACATATAGCCTAAAGCAAAGTTGACTCTCTTACCTACCTTCTCTAACGGCGTAGCATTTTTTAACCCCGTCATAGTTTCAATGTCGCCAACTTCAGTAGCGGCAGGAGGTATAACATTTAAGTCATATAGTTCTTGGATGGCTTTCTTTTCGGTAGCCGACAAGTTATTGTTGGTCTTGATACTAAAGAATCCTCTACCGCCAGATATCTCCCCGCCAAAAAAGTCTCTGCCAGCCTTAACAAGTTCAGACATAGTCGGATTTAAACCGTACTTGGGTGCTAGGTAAGGTAGGGTTACACCGGGAGTTTGTAGCAACTGAACTAACGCAGCCGATGGGTTTGCACCCATGTACCAAGCAAAGCCTAAGTTACCCAAACGGGTTGCCCACGGGCTAATAACCGGATTTATAGCGGCGTCGAAATGCTTCTCTACTTCGGCAAGTACCCGCCCAGATACGTCGTCAGGGTCTTGTTTGATCTTGGCTTTCATAGTTTCTATTGCTTGATCCATCTCGGACATATAGCGTGCCTTGGGCAGTTGATGCGTTACCCTGTCGGCTAACTCGCCATAGTTGCGAAGTGCATCACGCTCGTAGGTAGGCGCACCCTTACGGTTTTGGAACTGCCGCATAAACGACTCTTCAGGCAAGTACATCAGGGTCATCTGATATAACTCGTCTTTAGCCTTGGGGTTAACCCTATTACGATCTAGCACCCGTTCTAATTGCTTGAAGAACCCTGCTCGGGGGGCACCTTTGGCTTTTAATTCTTGGATAGATTCAAACTGTTTGACCCCATAACCCTTGGCTTTCATCTGTTTGGCAAACTCATCAGCCTGTGCCTTGGTCTCAAAAGAGTACGGCAATACTTGATCCTCTGCTATTTGGACATTGACCCAGTTGTTGCCAAAGAACATTAGCGGTGCATAGGGGCCTTTGTCTTTGAATGAGTCAATCTTCTTTTCAATCATAGCCCGTATTTCGGCTTTAGCGGCAGGGTCAGATACATAGCCTGTAGCCCGTGTAACCATCGACTCTTTAATCTGGTCAAGAATATAGTCGTTATTCTTGCGATACTTAGCGTAGAAGTTTTTAACGTCTTGTGGGAACGCGTTGTAGATATCTTGCAGGCGCTTATGGTCAGCCTTGACTGCCGGGTCTTTGTAGTCCGTATTAGATTTAAGCACGTCTACTTCAAGACGAGAACCTTCGTTAATGACTTCATAAATCTGGTCTTTTAGGTTCTTGTGCGCTTTGATGACTTTGTGAAAATCGTCAAGGACTTCAGCATATTTCTCTCGCAATGCATTACGATACCCACCCATCTTCTGAGTAGCCTTGTAATAGTCGTTTAATTCTTTTAGTCGAGGATCAGAACCATAAACATCTTTGATCTGGTTCATGGCTAGAAGAGGCAATATCCCCGTCTTGGCTGCACGTTGAGCATCTGCCTTACTCTTGATGACCGGAACATTTAACGCAGGGTTGTTCTTGATGTCATCTAAGATTTTTATAATGTCAGCGGGTATCGGATCCCGCCCGTACTTTTTTGGTGTTGACGGCATCCCCTTGGCTGAAATATCAATTTCGTTTGGCTTGCCTTTCATTACCGAGGCTGGCGTGGATTGCTGAATTAATTTACCAAACTGATTAACGGTAAGGTCAAACACTGTCTGCGAAGAATCAGGCAGGTTAAGTGCCTGGCGCAGTAGGCGGGTAAAGAACTCATAAACGTTACGAGCACCTTTAACCAACTTATCAAACAGATTTAATCGACGCTCATCAGCATTAGCAGGTTGGTATTGCTTAATCCAATTGGTGAATTCCTTAGAAGGAATCTTCTTAAGCAGGGATTTGAAGTCTTCGTCAGACAAGGCTTCCGCCACAAATTCACGAGCATTCTTCATGCCGTATTGCTTTTGCAAGTCTTTGAGCGTCTTCAATTCACTTTCACTGAGGTTAGAAGCCCAAGACGCCATAGAGACTTTATCGCTGATGTAAAACTCCATGAAACGATGTAAGTCAATAAGTCCTTGTGCGGCATCTTCCCAACGAGCACCGGTTTTCTTATATTCGGGGTCTTGCACCTTTCGCATCTGTTCAACAGTCACGGAGTGGATGATTTCGTGGAGGCCAACATCTGGCAAATACAGGTGCCCTTTACCAATTACTATGCTGGATACACGATCACCATTTGCATCGTAGACGTTATAGAAATAACTTCCAGCGTCGTCGTTGGGGTTGTAAAACACACCCATCTTGTCCAATCCAAACTTAGAAGACTGAGTCAAGATTACTCGAGCCGTACGACCTACTTCGGAATTGCCCTCATGCTTGGCAATTGTCTTTAACAAATCATTTATGAAGAACGAAGTCTTATCTGTACCGGCTTTATTTAATAACTCGTTGGCGTATCCAACGTTTGGTTTTTCATCTGCGCGAGTAATACGGTCAGAGAAATAAACCTGAGCGCCATAAGTATTAGTAAGATAGTTAAGAGCCTCATCAATTACCCGGTCATCCATGGCAAACTTACCGGTCTTCTCCCGTAGGGCGGCTCGTTGAGCACGCAGATCAGCAAGAACTCGCATGGTGGCATCTAAACCGTATTCGTCTACAGCCTTCTTAACAGCCACCCCACTCTTCAAGTCGTTATAGGTTGACTTAGTAAGAATTTCAGTTACTTTGGCAATCTTGGTACCGGCAACTTTTTCAGCCTTGCGTTGTTGGGCACCGGCTTGTGGGGTAATGATGAAGTCTGGTGCTGGTCCTTTTGCTTCAATATCAGCCGTAAATGTCAGGTATTTGACGTTAGCCAAAGTACCAGATCCTGTAAACGAGGCTTTAGCGTTGGGATATTTAACCCGGAAACTACCAAACAAATCGTCTACGTTGTACCGTGATGGAGCAATGATGACAAACTTGTCGTCACCACTGCGTAAGATTGCGTACTGATAAGCCGTATCAAACGGTGCCCAATCATTAGTTTTTACAGTACGAGATATTTTTTTGGTGAGTTTACCCTCGGCTTCTTCAAATTCTCTAGCAGTCATTTTGCTAGTAGTCTTTTCACCTTCTCCAAATGACCCGTCGATTTTTTGCTGTAAGTTCTCAGCCACGTTACCGGTGCGGGCTATATTTCGCAAAACAGGTTGCAAATCTGCACCTTTCATACCTGCTACGTTCTGAATTAACTGAGCCAATGGCTGTGGCTCCATCTTACGAATGTCTTCAAACGTCTGTACTCGGGTTTCCTCGTCTTCTTTAGCCCGTTCTATTTCTTGTTTTTGACGTTTCTCAGCGGCCTTCTGGTCTGCTTCTTCCCGTTCAGCGGCTTCTTTTTCTTTCTTAGTAGTAACGTCTTGATTGCTTAAACGTATCCGTTCATCGTTATACAACTCTTTAAGTTGCTTGGGACTGATGTCGTATAGTTTGGCAAGCCCTTCAAAATCTATGTTGCCGTTAAGATCGGTGTAGTCACGAATGTTTTGGCGTAATTCACGGATATCATCTTGAGATGCAATATCCCTATTGATTTTCATTACGGCAGTAAATGCCGCCCGAGTCTTAAGCGTAGCATCTTCTTCAACGGCTTTAGCCGCCTGTTCCTTAGATTCCTTAGACTTTTCTTCTTGGGCTTTACGCTCACGCTCTTGGCGTGCCTCAATGCGGGCGCTATCTTCAGGAAACTGCTCTGCTTCACGGCGGGCTTGCTTGCTAAGAACTTTAGTTTCAACTTCTCGTTGTGCAGTACGACCACGCATCTCAACTAATTTATTAGCGAGACGGCTACGTTCTTTTTTGCTTAGATTCTTTAAGAATCCTTCAGCCCGAGCAAAGGCTCGGTTAAGCGCAAGCGCAGCAGGACCAGTTGACTCAAACTGCAACTGGATACGCCCCGGACCCTTGACCATAGAAAATAGGGTTGATAAGTCCTCATCGTACTGGGCTTGTTCGGCAGGTGTTGCTTTGTCATTATTAATCTTTCCACGCAACGGGCGGATGCGGTCAATAAGCGTCTGCACGTCATCAAGCGTGCGGCCCATAGGTAGACGTGTTTCAAGTTCAGTTGCTACACCCTCTTCCCGTGCAGCCTCACCAGCCGCCTCGTCTGCCTGGATCTTTCTAAACCGCTTCTCTTCCTCTCGCTCCGTAGGAGTTGGGAAAGCCTCGGGTTCAACAGGTTGAAGTGCGTCGAATGCAAGTTGACCCTGCTCCAATGCAGGAAACAGTCGCAAGTTTTCTTGTGCCGCGTTATATGCTTGTTCAAGATTTGCAATTCTTTTTTCTAGTTCTGCAGCCTGCGCTTTCCTACCACGCATAACACCTTCAGGTCCAAGAATGGCCGCATATTCACGACGGGCTTTGTCTAACTCACGACGGAAGTTTAGGGCACGGTTGGTTAGATCCATCCGAATGCCTTCAGCGACTCCTTCGTCGGTGAGGTTTTTGCCCTCGTATTGTTTAATTTTGTTGGCTGCGATACCAATAGATTGCAGACCTTCGCGGGTTAATCCTTCTTGAGCAGGCGCTTCGGGCAGTAAAGATGCTGCACCAGCGGGTTCAAACAACTCACCTTGAGCGGTTTCTGCAAACGGAAGTTCGGCTTGTGTCTCAGGAAACAACTGCGTCTGACGAGCGGCTTCTTCATCTTCTGGCATTTGCCCTGCTTGCTCGGCAATCTTCTGATTAACTACATCTAATAAAACTTCAGAACCGGGAACTTGAGTACCCTGACGAATTACTTGGTTGCGTATATTAATTAGTTCTCCAATAGAGAACGGAATCTTATTAAGTTTGTCGGCAACCTTTGCTGCTGTAGCCTGAACTGCAACATCGGCTTCGGGCACACCAGCCACAGAGGCTTGAGTGGCTACATTTAACTGGCGAAGATCGTCTTCAAACTCAGCCCGTTGACGCATGAACTCGGCTTCTTGACTAGAGCCACGGGTAACTTCTGGGCCTTGAGAAGTGATTTCACCAAACAAATCTGGCTGGGCTTCAGCAAATGCTTGCGCACCGGTTTCTGCGCTTGGCGGGATAGTAGGAGTTACACCCAATCCTCTGAGTTCTTTTACTCCAGCCTTAGTTGCTTTTTCTGCGGCTTCGCCTTCTTTGGCTTGTTGTTTTGCCAATGCTTGACGGGCTTCTATGTCTTTCCTAGCAATCTCGCCCTGTTCTTTGGCAATTTGTGCAGCAGTCTTAGGCGTAGCGGCTTTTACTTCGGCTGGGGTTTCTGCTACGGGTGCTCGACTACGTAGTTCTTGAAGCCGACCCATTAGATACGCATCAACATCCTCGCCGTTATAGTTGCGAACAACAAGTTCTTCAAACAGGTTTAGCGGTTCGCCAGCAATCTGCTTATCAAGCACCTTCTCAATTGTTGAGATGTCATTAAATTTCTGACGGCTACCAGATAGGTACTCACCTAGTATTTTTTCAACCTGCCCAAACTGATCTGGATCAGACAGGTTTTTGTTAAGCAGTTTAGAAAATGTGTTGTCAGCCCTCTTGCCTTTAGCAATACCAAGAGTTTCTAAGTCTTCCTCAGAAATAATATTTATGCCTTTTTCTAACTGTTTGGCACGAATTTCTTGGCGTCTACGATCTGCTAATTCTGCTTCAGTCAACTCGGGGGTAGCAGCCTCAGTGGCAATTTCTTCCGCCACTTCTTCGGGTTTCTCAGCCGCAACCCGTTTCTTCATAGCCCGGCGACCTATGGTCAGATCAAGCGCAGACTGAAGAATGGCACCGGCACCGAAGCCATAAGCGCCCTGTTCACCCAAACCTTGTACAAGTTCTTGGTCAGGCTTATAAAGATTTTTAGATATAAGGTTTTGCAGGAAACCTTGCGCTACCTCTTGTGCGCCTTCCACACCACCAGTAATTGCGGCATTGCGTATTAACTGCAAGCCCTGATTCATAATTGAACCGGGCATCAATTTCATAGCACGACCAAACGCTAACTCAATAGGAATGGCTTCCGTAATACCGGTTGCACCACCAGCCAAGGCCGCTTCAAGTCGAACAGCGGGAGCCGCACCAGCCTCCATAGCCCGTTCAATCTGTTCACCAGCCCCTGCGCCCATACCAGTAGCCAGAGGAGCGCCGCGACCAATACCACGAGTAGCGGTAAGACCTAATACAGAACCAACTGCTTGACCTAACTTGGGTGCAATCTCGTAACCTTCTGTTGGCTTAAAGTATTCAGCCAGTGGTTCTTTTACATATTTCTCAGTAAGACCAGTAAGGCCGCTTACGACGGGTTCAGCACCGGGGCCAATACCAAATTTTTGTTGTAAAACATCTGCTGCCGTACCACCTACACCGATTGCAGCCTGCTCAAGCATCCCACCAGCGCCGGGGAGCAACTGTTTACCAAATTCTTTTATTTGCCCAAATGCAGATGTTTTTGGTTTGGGGGTCAAAAGACCCATTAAACGCTTATCAATATCGGCGTAAATAACACTATCGGGGGTGCCATCTGGATAAGTAAGCCTACCCAGCGCTGGATCTTCTACGATTCGCATAGTTTATTGTCCGGGAACGTCAACAATTTTAGGTCGTTGCTGCCCGCCCTGCCCAGCAGCATTGCTAAGTATTGATTGAATCATTCGTTGCTGAACTTCAATTGGTTGTTTTCTAAACTCGGGATTCATTTGCAACATACTAACTTGCTCTTTAGCCGCGTCAACCATACCTTTGGCAATTACACGATCTACATACCCCATAGTCGCAGCGTAAGACACATCAGACTTATATTTGTCAAGTGCGGCTTGAGTATATGTCTTTATACTATCAGAACGCAAAGCGGCTGCTTTATCAAACTTACCAAGTTCTTCAGCGCGGATAGCCTTGTCAAGATCCAATTGAGCAAGTTTATATTTATCTGCAGACTCACGCTCCATTTTATCGGCTTCTTTAATAGCGGATGTCTTGTTTGCTGCGGCTTTCATGGCTAGTGGACTAAACGTTTTGGCTGTACGGGCTACAGCCTGCGACAATCCTCGGCCTTCAAGAAGTTGTGGAGCCGAGAGGGCTGCGCCTAACAATAGTTCTTCTTGAAACGCTTTTTTAGCAGACGCACGATCAGACTCAGCACGTTCTTTACCTTCTGTGCGAAACTTTTCATAATCTGATTGGATATCTTTAAGAGACCTGAGACCTTGTTTATCAAGTTTTGCCTCGTACTGGTTACGTTCGGCTATAAGTTCTTCAATACTCTTGGGCTTTAAATCAGCCAAACTAAATGGTAACGAAGGCAAACCAGTAGTGGGAGCACCGCTGGGACCACCAGGGCCAGGACCAGGAGCAGGAACAGTAGGAGCGCCCTTATCCCGTGGAGATGCGGTCATAAATCTAGAATCTCCTGTGGCGCTACGATCAATACCACCCTGTGTACCCTGCATAGCAGCAATAGGATCAAGTTCAGCAGACGGCGTACCCTGATCCGTAGCCATAAGGCGATCAATAAGCGGTTGACCTAATGTAGCCGCCGTTGTTGCTGCAGTTATATATGGATGCCTTGTAATAAGACCCACGCCCGGAATCTTAGCCACACGACTTGCTAGTGAAGCAAGCCCCGGACGAGTAGTAGCACCAGCAGCGGTAGGGGGAGTGACAGGGGTGGTAGACCCAGGAACGCCAGCAGGAATTTTACCCGGAGAACCAAATCGATCAGTTACCTGTGGTGAAGTAGGCCCAATGCCAGGTCCGGGCGTAGGTGGGGGTTTAATATTAGAACGCATCCGATTACTAAGTTCTTTTTGAGCATCGGGGTCGCCCATCATTGCCATACGCTCTACATCGGCAAATGACAATGCGCTAAGACTAGAGTATGGAGCCACGGTGCCCGCACCTCCAAATTGGAACCGTGCAACACCACCTTCAGCAAACCCATCATACCCAGACTCATCATCAAACTGCATTGGGCCACCATTGACTGCAGTAACTGGAGCATTTTGATTTTCCATGGCAGTTAAGGCGCCTTCTACACCAGCAGCAGACGCCATCATGGGTTGTGGCTGGGGGCGGGGTTGAACCGCAGCCATTAAATCGTCTTTAACTGTAGTCCTAGGACCTACTACAGGCTTAGGTGCGGCGCGAATAATATCTAATAGCGCCAACATTTCAGGTAAGTCACGCTTACGCTCGGCCTCGCTATATCGGGCAAGTAAGTCATCCATACCTACACCAAGATACGCTTTTTTGCGTGCTTCAATGCCTCCCGGCAATCCTAAACTCATAGTATTACCCCTTATGAAGCGCTAAAGGCTTTAGACAAAGCCAACGCAGGAATACCATACCCAAGAACCTGTTGAGCAATATTAGGTTGTGCGTTGTACTGCGAAGAAGTTGTATTGGCTTGTACCGGAAGTCCTCGCAACATGGCGTTGTAAAACTCAAGTTGACGATATGGGTACTCACGCTGTGCCAGAAAGTCTTGGTAAGATTGATCCAGTCTGCGCTGTTCCATTTGTTGCTGGGCATTAGCAACTGATTGTTGTGCTTGCAACCGTTGTAGATCTGCGGCTTGTTCTTGAGTACCAAGTCTAGCCAATTGCTCAGAACCCTGTAAACCAAATTGTCCGCCCTGAATACCTAATTGTGCTGCCTGTTGTTGGCGTTGAACGGCTTGGGTATAAGAATCTTGCAAACCTTTAGTTTGAATATCAGTTAGTTGTTGGCCCAAAGCCTTTTCACGTTGAGTCTGTGCAAGTAACTGCCGCGCACCGCCATAAGTGCCTTGACGAGCAGCCCCTAAATTAGTTGCTTGCTGGATCATGCGTGCATCTTCAGCGGCTTTACGCTTGGCTATATCAGTGACACTTTGTTGATATGGAGACATATACTGCTGATACGCCATCGGATCCATACCCTGCTGAGTAGCGCCGATACCTAAACCAAGTGCTCCTTGCGTACCTGCTTGTCCTTGAGCAAATCCTGTTGGGGTTTGCATTCCAAGTGTTTCCCCAAATACGGTTTGTTGCTCTGGGGTAAATCCAGCAATTCGTTCAGCACCATATGGTTGATAGGCTTCTTGAGAGAGCGCTTCACCACGCTCAACCATTCGGGTGTAATACGGTTCAGCGTATTCAGGTAGATTAGTTGTATAACTCGTAGACTGTTGGGGGCCGCCACCGCCGCCGCTATCGTATAAGCAAATTTTGCCTACAGCGTTAGGTTTAAAAGCATTTAAGTCGCCCGGTATCCAACCGGACTCCATCGCAGCATAGTTATTACGCATATTCAACCTCTTTATGTTTCATCCAACGTTCTGCTTCGGATTGTAAAATTCCATAAATCAACATATCTTTATTGCCGTAACCTTGACGCACAATACCTTCGCATACAAAGCCAATACTTTCTAACATTCTGCGTGCTTTATGATTTTCTGGTTGAGTACGAGCAGTAACACGAACACAACCTAAATGATTAAACACAAAATCTGCTATTTCTCCAATTATTCGTTTATTTAACCAGTATTTAGCACCATCGCTTACACCGCCAAAATATACGTTGGTGCCATCATAATCAAACAAAATTACAGCGCCCAACAATTTCTTTTCATTGCCAATACCAATTGTGTAATACCAACGAGGTTTGCCGTTTTTAACCGGCATCCTTTCAAGAATCCAGTCAGAAAAATCACAACCGTGAATTGTTCTAAGCATAGGATTTTTTCTTAGGTAAATAATTATCTGGATTAATTTGTTTTGGAGGCTTTGGTTTTCCTGTCTTAGCCTTATCTACTCGTTTCATAAATTTATCTAACTTACTAGCACCTTTATTTATGTCCCCATCACCAAGTCTAGCCACGATATTACGGGGCACGTAGGCTTCTTCATTAGACACAAGGGCTTTACGTCGGCCTTCAATTGAAGTTGGAATAGAGTCACTCATGCCATCACCCTTGCCTTTAATAGGCATTGCACCAAGTTTCTCTTGTAAATATTTTAGCCCTGCTTCGGAACTACCATTCCCCACACCATTGACAGTAGAGGCACGAAGTACAAACCCACCGTCCTCAAGACCGCCGGTCTTATAGGCTTTCATCTTACCCATCTCTCCAGACTTTGCCATTGAAGCCATCATTTGAAGAGGACTTCCAGACTGAACTGGCATTGCAGGATCAGTACCACCCTTCATATTAATCATCTGCTGAAGTTGCTGCATATAGTCGGTGTAACCACCAGACAGACCCCCTACGTTGTATTTAGTTTGTCCGCCGTCTTTTACGTATAGAGCATTTGGTTCGTAATATGCAAATTCACGATCTCTAGATGGGTCTGGGTTATCCCTAAAATTTCGTTTGTAAGGGTCGGCTTTTGGATATTTACTATAGTCAATTTCAGGTTTTTTATATGGTTCTTCCTCTTCTTGAGAGGCGAGTAATACAGAGCCAGCCATTTTTGCTGTGGCTAATGGGTTGTCCATAGCCGAAGAACCTAAAGTTGAGATACCTTCACTAGTGCCAAGCCTTTGAACCCCCTTACCAATATCACTGTAGGTTGGTCGAAAATCAGGGGTTCCAAGATTAGCAGGGGCTTTACTTGCGGCTTCAGAAGCCGCCGTTGCGTAGTTCTCTCCAGCCAGCCTGTATGCTTCTGTACCCGGGGCTGCCCCACCCGCTTGTTGGCTAATAAATTTTTCTAGACCGCCTGGGGTATTTTGCGCTGCAATAACTTCAGATCCGGTTACGTTTGTTGGCCCTACTGCAGATCCCGCAGTATTTAAATTAGCGGCGGTAGTGTTTGCCACACCCTGTTCAGCCCCCATAGTCCCTAGCCCAGAAGCGATATTAGCCCCGCCATAGGCTCCAAGACCTGCCTGTAGCCCTTTCATTATGTTGCCAGTACGAGCGGTTTCTACGCCCCCTACGATAAGCGCAGCAGACGCACCTCCCGTATAAGGAGCCAAGGCGGCTCCAGCAATCATGGGCAGGAACCGACTAAAGTTAAAGGCTTCGGGTAAACCCGTAGATGGGTTTACCGTCATTTTTGCCCCGTACTTACTGCCTAAATATTTAAGTCCGGCAACTTCTTTGGGGGTCATATGGACCAGCATGGAATCGCCGTAGCGACCTTTACTGGCAAGTTGTTGGGCGGTCTGTTTGTAGTTCATGATGGGATTATCCTAGATTTGTCAAGCGGGGGGAATAGCCGAAACATAAGTTATAGAACCCCGGGCCGATGGTATGGCGGGGCGGGAATAAGGGGAAGTCTGAATTGGTTCGTGATGGAGGTAGATACCGGTAGTTCCGCCACTAGATGCGGCTTTGTTGGTGGCCCAATATAACTCTACGTCATCTCCTACTTGCATATCAAAGGTGGCCTCTGCGTAGATAGCCAAATAGGCAGGGTTGCCAATACTTTTACGGGCGTTAATAGAAAAGATAGTTGTTGTATTGGCAACGTTTGCGCCATTAACCCGTATCCAAACTGCGGCGTCATTGATGACGTTATCAGAATTAGCGAATTGTAGGCTATATGAAATCTTGTAAACCCCTGCTACATCAGCCGTAGCCGACCCCGGCGCATTAAGTGTCCAAAGGTACCCACCGGTCAAAGTATTCCAGTTAACCGGTGTTGGCGTATTATCTGCCGTGGCAAATTGATCAGTAGTATCTGAGGCCGCAATATGTGGAAAAGTAATTCCGTTACCACCAACTCCACCATTAAAAGCATCTAGGACGGTGCTAGAGAAATAGTTATCCAGCAAGTTAAAGTACAGACGTAATACCCGAATTAAATCGGTACCGTACTTTTGATCGTACTCAACTGGCGGTACGGGTATCGCAGGAGCAATAAAGTTTTTGCTAATGGTCATCGCTTACCATCCGGACGAGCATCAATACGTGGGCTACCTAATTGCCACTGAACACCTAAATCTGTTGACTGAACCTTTAATGCCATCTGACGGGCACGGGCACGAACAAATACCTGATCCGTATATTGGCCTACTGACGTTTCAATAACAGGTTGGCTGTCAGCAGGGTCACTACTAAACGCAGAACCTGGAAAGTTACGGGGCCGTATCTGTAGAGTTACTTCAGCATTATTAACTGTAGAACCATTAAAGTTAATGTCTGGGATCATCCGTCGTGTCAGCATAAACTGCTCGCCATCTTCCAAATCAATATCTGAAGATTGGATATAAGAATCCATTGGCAGAATGTCGTCATCTACACCAGATTCATGGTTATATAAGTATCCCGCTGTAGAGTTTTGTCCAGTTGTTACTGCTTGCGGCAAAGGTCTTAAAGCGCTATCTAGCCAAGCCGTGCGCTCAATAGTTCCGTAGTACCAGACCTTCTCTAGGTGGTTATAGACCACATACCGGTCATTCCAGTTTGATTGAGCACTTGGGTAGAACCACCAGATTTCGTTGTAGCCCTCATTAGTGCCGCATACGATTTGACCTGTTTGGTTGTAGTTCAAGTCTAGGAATACATAGTTACGTAATGTGCAAGGCAACGTCTCAACTCGGCCTGAATAGGCATAGAACTTATCCTGCCCCATCCAGTAGACGACGTTATTTGCGGCTATGCAGCATCTTGGGCCAATGATTGAGATGTTGTCTGCTAATTCTTGTAAACCAAATACATCCGTAGTCCCTAAGAACTGGAGCGCATAAAGGTTTGAGTTAGTCCAGACCAAGACCTCTTGCCGTGTGGTTAAGGCACGGATAATTGCTGAACCCCTAGAAACTCTTATAAATCCCGCAGAGTTGGTAGGCGAAGGCGTCCAGTTGCCCGGATCGTCCTGATTAGCCCACCTAATAAGAAGGGGGTCAAAATCATCCAGACTACTAGAACCATAAGGCACACACCCAAAAGCGAGAAGATGCTTATCGTTCTGTGATACAAGAACCTGCATGGCTTCGACGGGGACATCGGTTGCTCCTGCTAAATTTTCCAAAAGAAAAGCCCGTGTAGCCAAGGCTGAACCCGGGTCTACTGTGGCACCACGTTCCCAGTAATAAATTGGCCCATTACGGATATTCATTACCAAGTCGTTATCAAAATTGTCAAACCACCAGTCTCGCTGGGGTAAGTATTCTGGTTGGGTTGATCCTAAACCCCAAGCCGTTGTAGAGCCTCCACCCCAAGTACTTGTGCCCCAACCATAGCCAGCCGTTTGAGTGGCAAATCCCGGCTCAATGTCAAAAGTTGCAACGATGGTATTACCACCCCCGGTCAGGCTTGAGCCAAATGTTCCCACGCTCCAGCCACCAGAACTCCATGTACCAACGCTCCAGCCGTTACCAAATATTGCAGGAGTATCTACAGTAATAGAGAAGGCATTGACGTTGATGACTGTAATGGGTTCTGTGCCCTCAAGTTCGGTCAGCGGAATCCCGGCCAACTCTCCCGGTACACTGCCTGCGGCGATACCAGACAGCGTTACATAATCTCCGTCATTACCACCATGTCCGTCGATAGCCACTATGACTACGTTAGAGTCAAAAGTAAAAGTTAGGCAATCATCCGTATCAGGGGTGCTAAAAACTGCTCTGACTGGAGTAATGTCAGCAAAGTTACCACCGCTTTCAATATAGACCTTTAAATTTGTACCAAGGGCTAGGAAGTTATCAGTAAAGGATGTAATCCACCCAAACATCTGGCGGCACACACCAAGAAATGATGTCGGGGTTGCCTTTATCCAGCCGCCTACCTTCTCAGGATAACCAGACCTAAACCGAATCTTGTCGCACTCGTACCAGCCACCCTCGTTAGAGTAGTTAGTCTGGTCTCTGTTTAAACCCGGTCTAAATTGAAGTTTTATAAACGGCATGGCATACCCTTTAGGCTACAAGCCCCGGTAGATAAACAGTTTTACCGTCTTGCTTAGTTGCGGTCAAGTTCTGCTTCTTTAAGTTAGCAGGGTCGTAGGAGACGTGCACCCAACCCGAATCAGGCACTCCGGGGGTGTAGAACTCAAGGATTAACTGGGTATAGGCTAGGTTGTCCATAATCCACACGGCTAGGTCTGCGTTGGCAATACCGGGAATCTCAATGTCAGCGGCTTGTCCTTTACAATGGTCGGACGTTTTGGAGCCTCCCACCTTTGCGTTAACTTCGGGGTGCCTGAATCCTGAGTTGACTTTGACTCCGGTTTGGAAGTGGTCACGGACGGGCTGGAGTACCTTCTCACAGAGTGTTTTAAGATTAGCAATCTCAGTCTCCCCGGGTGTGTTGTCCATGTTATGCCGCAGTGCAGTATCAGACTTCACCATCTCGGCAAGAGAAAAGTTATTTGTCAGTTGCATCTTTCTTTGCCTTCATGTCCATGATCTTCTCAAGGGTACGTCCTCCGAAGTAGAAGGACATAATTAGCATCCCCCACTGGCCCAAGAGTTCTACATAGTTATTGTTAACCTCAATCTCCCAAGCGCTCATCATCCCAAAGACGGTATAAGTTACTAAGATAAAAATTAGCGTCATAGGCCGGATGTTCTTGGATAACCACGAGTCTGACTTCATGTCAGCCTCAGCCCGCTTGGTCAGGTTATCTTGCTCATTCATGTCCGCTTGGAGTTTGGCAAGTTCGCCTTTTTGCTGCATCTCTAGGAGCATGGCCTGCGCCTTGGCACGAGCCTCTGGATCTGGGAGAACCTTGTCTAGTACCTTTTCCCCGATACTTAGTAGTGCGGCTATGGGTAACATTATTTCTTACTCCTTGAAAGCATGGTTGCGGCGATATTAAGCATCGCCTTGGTTTGGTCTAAATCAGCGGGAGGGGTTGCCCAGCCCACGGTAATCTGCCCTACAAACCGACTTGGCTCAGGCGGGACACTAATCCTGCACCCAAACCGCATACCCTTCTCGATGTACCACAGGCCAATCTCTGACTGCGCCGCCTTATATTCCCCGCAAGGAATCGTTCCTGCCATAAGCGACACTACATCCTGATTGTTGCTCTGGTTGGCGGTAAAGAGTCCGACATCTAGCCCGTCATTCGTTTTGTCCCTGCCTTCTTTGGTATACGCCCGATACTGCACACGGGTTCCCAGTAGGGGGTTCACCTTAAACACCGCCACAGTAGTCGCACCCGTGGTCTTAAACAGATGGGCTACAGCATCCTCAACCCGGTCTTCCACAATGTCCGGCAACTTCTGATGCTCTTTATAGGTGCCTACAATTAAGTCTTTGTTGTCATACAGCATCCAGCCACCAAAGGCCAGCACCCCCATGAGGATCAGAGCGAACAACTTAAACGGTGAGTCAACATACGCCAGCACCTTTGAGAGCGTGTCATTAGCGTTTAGTTTTTCAGCCATTACAGATGACCCTTCATGATGTAATAAATAGTGACAACCAGAAATGCCAGCATCACACAAATAATCTGCAACTCTCGTAACTTCTCTACATCCCTGCCCAGTGCATCTTTACTCTTGGCATGACGGGCAATCATGTCCTCTTTAATCTTCTTGACCTTCTCAAACTCTTCTTCACCTTTGAACTGCCCAAACTGCTGGATCAGAAAGTCTTTTACTTCCAACTCCATGCGGCGTATCTGATCTAGCCTGCGCCACTCGCTCATGGCAGTCATGATAGTTATCTCACCCTCTTGCCTACTACGTACTGCCTTAAAAGCATGACGGGCTTTAACCTCCGCCATTCCAAAGTTTTGAATCGACTCAACGGCTGAACTAATCTCCTTACCCGACTCAATAGCGGATTTAATGTTCCTAGTTGCCGCCTTTGCGGTTCCGATAATCGGGTCTAAATCTGACATACATTATTTTCCCCAGACCGTAGCCCCGGCCTTTGGTACCGAAGTTGCCCAGATGGATACAGATGTTTTTAACTTTAGTGGGACGCCGCAATCAGAGCACGTATCAGCCGCCAACTCAGCCTCATCTAGGTCGTACCCGCAGGCAGCGCAGACTTGTGTGATCTCGGTTTGGGGGTGCTTAATGCCGTCAATCTTTTGGGCTTCAAATAGTCTTTTCATATTAGGCTTTCATGATGTATGCCAAAGCATAGTACGGTGGCAGGTTGGCGTTAGTGGCTGAAGAGCCTGTTGTACTAACAGATGTTGCGACGGTAATGCCGGTAGTGTTAGAACCTGTGTTGTCTGTATTAAATGGGCCAGACGTACCTCCTGCAATATAAGTTCCACCACCGTTTGGATTACCAGCCCTTGTATTTGGGATAAGGTGTACGTGGCCCGGATCGGTAACTGTTGACGTAGCCGTGTGCGTGTGGCTAACTACAATCGCATTTGGAGAACCTCCGGTATCGGCTACCGCATAAGTAGTACCGGCGCCTACAACAAACCTGTCTCTTAAATCTGGGGTGCTGTTTAAACCATCGCACAAGTACCAGCCAGAAGGAATTGAGGCTATCGACCCCGACCACATGATGATGCCGCCAGAAGGAATAAACCCAACAGCCGTTGACGCCCATGCAGATCCAGTAGACGTAAGCACGTTACCTGCGGTTCCAGCAGCGTTAATCCCAGTTCCACCAGAGGCGGCGGGGAGTGCTGTGGCTAAAGTTAAGTTACGTAGATGGGTAATTGCATCAAGGCAGTCAGTGCCGTTATTAAACACAACTATGGTTTTTCCAGCGGGGACAGCCACCCCGGTTTGGCCTGATACCTTAATAGTTACTGTGTCGGCACACCCGTTATTAACTACATACATCTTCTCTATGGCAGGAACCACTAACTCACGAGCAGAGCCACCGGTAGTTCCAATAAGGTTTAGCCGCATATTTCGGGCGGTCTGAGAGGCTGTTGTATCTGTAAGCGTAAGGGTTACGTCAGCGCTGGCAAAAGTTACGTCTGCCGATCCAGCAATGGCTTCTTGAATAGCCGTACCGAGGTTTGCATTAGTGACCGTACCCCAAGTGCCGCTTTCATCGCCAGCACCCATTAAGGCTATTTTTAAACTCGACCATGTAGTTGCCATTTAGTACCCCTTATGTTTTCATGATGTACGCAAGTGCGTAGTACGGTGGCAGATTTGCGTTTGTTCCTGAAGAGCCTGCTGTAGCCACCGTAGTAGCGACAGTAATTCCTGTCGTGTTGGAATTTATTGCGACTATTCCCCCACCACCACCTGTGTTATATCTACCAATCCCTGTTGAAGCAACTATGGTTTCATTTGTAGTGTGTGTATGCCCCGGATCTGTCACAGTAGAAGTAGCCGTGTGGGTGTGGCTTACGACAATTGCATTTGCAGAGCCACCCGTATCATTTACAGCGTAAGTAGAGCCAGCACCTACAATAAATCGGTCACGTAAATCAGGGGTGCCGTTAGATCCATTACATAGAACCCATCCAGAGGGTATTGAAGCAACCGATCCAGACCAAAGCAAAATCATCCCAGCAGAAAACGTGGTTAAAGCCTGTGAAGCCCACACAGATCCGTTAGATGTCAGCACGTTACCGGCTGTTCCTGCGCTGTTTAAACCTGTACCACCAGAAGCCGCAGGCAGAGCAGAAGCAAGGGTTAATGACGAGAGATGTGTAGTTACATCCTTAACGTCCGTTCCATCGTTATAGAGCCACATTGTCTTGCCAGCCGGTACGGCAACGCCCGTCTGTCCACTAACCAATACTGTACAAGTATCAGATAGTTCGTTCTTAATGATGAAGGTCTTCTCAAGAGCGGGGACTACTAATTGCCGTGCGCCGCCGGATGTGCCGGTCAAAACTAGGCGTAGGTTTCGTGCTGTCTGGGTTGCGTTAGAGTTTGTGAGGGTCAGGGTAACGTCGGCACCGTTAAAGGCAACGGTGGTAGATCCTACGATGGCCTCTTCCAAGGCAGTCCCAAGGTTTACGTTGGTAACGCTACCCCACGTTCCCGTGTTTTCTCCAGTCGCCATCAACTGGATTTTTAGATTATTTGAGTAAGTACTTGCCATTTATTGCTCCTATGTTGGGATTTCTACCCAAAGTACTGTATTTCCATCATTTACCTGTACCCAGTTGCTTGTCTGAGAATCATTGATATTCTGCCAGTTTGCGTTCTGGTTGTCAGGTATTAGGCCCCAAACAAGAACATTTGACACCCTAGCGGTAGCCTGAACACCTGTTGGGAAGACTTTACAGGTAGCCCTTGTAATAATTGTTACGTTGTCTAGGTTGCAAGTGCCCTGAACCCCGGACACTATGACATTGGCATCAGCCTGAGCATCTTCCTGACCCAGAGCCGTATCGCCCTGAACCCCAGCCGGGTAGACCCAACCCTTACCAGAAACTCCAACTGAATTAAGTAGGCCAGAACCTACGACCCCGGTTAGGAATACCTTAGTCTCTGTTGCTACATCGGTCTGACCAAGTTGGCCTGTAGCCTGAACCCCCGTGACAAATACGGTAGCCTCGGCTGGCTCTTCGGTATTGCCTAACTGACCAGTGCCCTCAACCCCGAATACGGACGTATTGGCAGCACCACGGACTTGGAACCCATTTAGGGTATATACGACACCAAGACCACTAACCCCGGTGAGGTTTACAACAGCACCACCTTGTTCGTCGGTATTGCCAAGGGCGCCTGTGGCCTGAACCCCAGTCAGGAGGACATTAGCCTTACCCCTAACCGTAGCCGTACCTAACTCACCCGTACCCTCAACGCCCGTTACGTTGATGCTAATACCTACACGGACGATGCCAACTTGGCCTTGTGCCTGAACCCCTGTTACAAATACGTTGGCCTTGGCGGATACAGTTTCTTGTCCAAGATCAACTGTATTTTGGAACCCAGCAGGCTCAACCGCCCCACCAGAGGCAACTCCAACAGCATCAAGTTCTGCATGGGCTTCTACCCCAACTGGGTATACGTTAGC